CATAATCAGTTGAATGATCGTGTGCCCGAGGTCACTAGACGTGCCAGAACCACGGCCTCCTTTTTCAACCACATGTAAGATTTTGGGGTCAAATGCTGCACGCCACATAGAATAAAAAGCCTTAGGAATAAATTCACTCATTCTACGTTTCATCGCTAACTCCTATATCATCAACGAATTGAACAGCTGAAGACATCTCGATTTCTTTTCTCTCTAAATAAGCCCCGTTCACTCTGAATATGTGGTCTATAGATCGTTGTCTTTCTTCAATCGTTGGAGTAAATTCATAAGTCGTTTCCGACACCTCCACACCTTCATTGTTCTTTACAGTTTTCTTAGAATACCCTTGTTGAGTTTCTCCTCTAGCGATACTAGCAGATATTGCCAGGGCTTCTACGATTGACATCGAACGTTCATCAAAAAGCTCCTCTGTACGTTTTTTGATGTATTCAGAAATCTCAACATTTTTCAACAATCTCTGTCCTATACTATATGCCGTTTTCTCTGAGTAACCCACCTTAATAGCTGATTGTGTTGCATTTCTACTGATGATGTACTCATCAGCGAAATGTTTCTGTCTCTCGTTTATTTTCCATCACCTCCATTCACAAAATAAAAAAAGCCACACGATGTGCGACTTTCTTGCAAGGCGACTACTACCTTGCTTGTTAATTAGGAATCTATTTTGAAATACTTTCTTTTTTTATTTTTTGTAGTCTTTAACAACCTCTGAGGGAATCAAACCCTCTAGCTTATAACTTACCTAGGATATAAGTAGCTACGCAATCATGCAAGGTCCAGTCGATAAGCCGACCTTCTAATAAGTTAATGGGTGATATATTGACGCTCACCCTTAATTCTTGATACTACCATTCTAACAGATTTTAGACTTCATGCGCACTCACTTTAGCTCACTTTGTCTATGATAGTCTCCTCTAGTTCAGACTCAGCCTGTTTGCGTAATCTGTAATAAGTTGCCTTACTAATTCTCAAATTGTCGCAAATATCCTCAATGTAAGTCTTAGTAATGTAAGTCATTCTAAGAACAGACCTGCTTTTTGGATTTTTAAGCATGTTGATCATTCTACCTAGTTCAAGTTTCCTGTTAATAACTTCCTTTGTATCCTGTTCTATAGCCGTTTTCATCACTACAAGCTGAGTATAGACGTCATCAATTTTTCTAGCCTGACCACCTTGGACTTTAACGTCTGCCCACTTAGGACTTGAGAGCAAACCAGCCTCAAGTTCATTGATTTCATCTATACGGCTTTGAATGTCCATGTCAAGGTCTTGTAATTCTTTTAATAGCTCTTTAGCCTTGTTCACTCTCTATCTCCTTTTGTGGTATAATAGTCTTTGCGATAACTATTAGCTGAGACATAGAGTGTCTTGGCTTTTTTTATTCTATTCTTTTACGTATCTATCTTAGTAGTGGCTTGGTTTGTTTATGTTGTCAATTATTTCTGGGTACATGGGTACATTTGATAGCCTCCCCAAGTTCTAAGATTATTCGGTTCCATTCTTCTGTTGTTGTTTCTCTAAAATCAAACTGAGACATCATTTCAGCTCTTTTGAATAATGCCCTCTTAAAGAATGAAGTTTTTCTGGAAAAATCCATATCATCTGTTTTAAATTCGGTTACGATTTTCTTTCCATAACCCTCTATCTCTACATGGACTCTTGTTTTTCTATAGATAGGTAGAGGCTCCGCCCAAACACATCCTTTCAAATCAGATTCATCGACTTTTTTAAGCATTAACGATATCTTCTTAGCTTCACTCTCTTTTTTAGCACCACTGAAAGGGTATCTTTTTGGTCTCATTCCTTATCCTCCAAAAGTTCAGGGTTCTCGTAGATATTCCCCACAACCTCACAATCAGTATGTCGTAGCCACAATTCACATCCGTGCTGTTTAGATTCAAGACGATATGCTCCACCACGATGTCTTACAACTTCGTAATAAGTGGATTCAGAATAGACATCCTTAGACATTTTGACTATATCCCCCTCGAAGATTTCCTTACCGTTCTTATCTTTGAGTCCTGTTGATTGCATGATAGAGTCATAATCATCAAAATGTAACCAATCTTGTCTCTCCTCAATCCAAATGATAGGACAAGTCCAGTTTTCGTCATCTGTATCACAATTGCCTACCATGACCTTATAATTCATTTCGTTTCGCTCTTTATCCCACGCTCTATATCTTGGTATCATCCCAAATCCTCCTCTTTTACGAACGTACCGTCAATCCAACGACCTTTTCGGTCTTTGATTTCTTGGTAAGCCAGTTCAAAACATTCATCGAAGTTATAACCTAGCGATTTACTGATTGATTTTAGATGACCAATCAATAGAGTCAATGATTTTATACGTAAGGTCATAAGTTTCAGATGTTGTTCTGTTTGAATGTTGCTAATACATGTATTTGCGTAAGCGAATGATGTCATAATATCGTTCTTTCTAACATTCTTCGACTCTTCAAAAATACTATCCACATCCACTTTGCTCAACAACGCCAGACCAACAATCACGACTGCGCAATCTCCAATGCTATCTTTGGTTAGCTTCTCATTCTTCTTGAGATAGCCAGCGCATAGTTCGCCGAACTCTTCACTGAGCTTAAGTGACTGCTTGTCCAAACGTCCACTGTTCTCAAGGTCACGGTCTATAAACCATTGTTTTACATTTTCTAGTGTGTTCATTATAACTCCTATCTTTTCGTTAATCTTGGCAAGATTTCATTCACGATGAATATATAATTTGGCGCAAGAGTTACTTTCAAAACAATTGAAACAACTAATGTTATCAGGCTTGCACTCGATGAAATGCAACTAACTTTTAGTGCTGGTTTAAGATCCTTTCTTTTCCGCTCAATGCGTTCTAATTTAATTTCTTCTTCGGTTTTACCTCTATATTCGTTAAAGACGATACCACCATCATAAGTAAAATATATGAGAGTTGAAACCACTAAAACCACTGAAGAGACAACCAGTATTGCAAATGAAATGGTTTCAAAAAGACTGAAGATATCATAAAACATCTTTTCTTTAATAAGCATTTCATAAATCTGTGGTGCATTCCCTTTAAATGTCGTAAGCAAAGAACTTACTTCATCAACTGTCATATTCAGCATTTTTGCTAAAGCTTGTAAAATATCGTCCATTATAGTAATACCTCATCTCCAACTTTCACTTTTTCGTACACGTCCTTCGTAACCACGAACACCCCGTAGTCACGTATCGTAAGCGTGTATAGCTTGCCATGTCGTCCTTTCTCGACGACACGACCAAATATCTCAGCTCCAGCGTTATCTGCCTTATAGATAACCATCGGCTTCTTCTCTTCCAAATCTCGAATCCTGTCCATCTGCCAGATGTTTAATCCAGCTGATAGCAGAATCCAGATTGCTATGAATCGTTTCAATCTGTGACCTCTCTAATCTTTTCTTCAATAGTTACGATTGTGTCATTATGATGTCCACCGTGTGGAACTAATAGAACACGAATTATTTCAAATCCATTCTTTTTACCTATCCCACCACTATTCCATCCAAATGAAATAACTTTTCCACCTATTTTCACAATTCTCGCTATCTCTTTCTTCTGCTTTATCCAGAATGTAGATTGAGTTGTTTCTTTGTTTACAGGCAATCCAACCCCTTTGTAAACTTCTGAGATTTGTCTTGTCGAGTATGGAGGGTCATAAAGCACCCCATCGATAGTATTATCAGGAAACATTTTTAAAAAATCTAGGGCATCAAGGTGATAATCTGTATCAAAGTCAGTATTTAAGTCATTTGTTACCGTAGCGATTTTAGCATTATTTGCAAAAGGGTCAACCCAAAAGCCATCTGTGACCTCTTCGCTTAAAATGTCTGCGATTGGTTTTATTGAAAATGTATTTTTAGATGGATATCCCCAAATTCGTTCAATCTTCATCACTCCACCTCCTCTTTTAATTTAACTTCAATCTCTAAGTAAAAGCTTTGATCGGGTATATCTAGTATCGCTGTAGTGGTTTTACCGTCAGACTCAACGATAATTTCTCCGATTGCCGAAACTAAGTCTCCAATTGTGCTATTTATCGTAAGGCTCATTCTTCCACCTCCTCAAAATAACTATGAAATTTACTTAAATTAACAACAGCGACCTCTTCAACTGAATATTTTTCAATGTCAAAGTCTGGATCATATTTTCCAAACTCTTTCTTTATCGCTTTTTCAGCCAGCGAAGGTAAAGTGAATATACTTGCTCCATTTCTTAAGGCAAGCGGTTGACCGCGTCTGTTTACTACCCGATAACCTACATCAAACGGTCTGATTTTCGCAGGGATTTTTATGCGTTTGCTTTGATTCTTCATTACTTCTTCAAGCGTTTGTATCATCACTCAACCTCCTCAAGCTCAATCCCTGGGCAGTCGAGCACCCAGCTAAAATCAGAATATTCTAGTTCCTTTCGTGTAAATGTTTTGTTATTTTTCCAATTGTTGTAAAAATGGAATCCAACCT